TTGTGGTTCATCATATATTGTTACTGCCATTCTTTAAAAAATTTATTTCAAACATTAATCCAGTCAACTCAGCCAAATCATTTGCAATCTTGTTAAGCACATCATCATTAATGACATTCTCAGTTATTCTCTTAGGCCTCAATCCTCTTTGCTTGATTTTATATGATACTGCATAAGCGTGACTCATATCTAATCCCTTCCATTGACTTATAGCTGTTGCCATGTTATGACTTACACCAGGATAGTTGAATGAAAATCTACTACCATAATTCTTACTACCAACAGCATTAACTCCTTCATCAACAAATGGATAGTAATCATCAGCCTCTAATCTAAATGATAAAAGTCCAGTTGGTACAGGTATAATTGAAGCTGCTAATGCTCCAGTGTTCTGAGCTACCTTCTTAGTGTAATCTCTGAATTCAGTTGCAAGCTGTGTTGATAAACCTGTTATAAATCTATCATAAGCAGTTTTTGGCTTCTCAGCTTCCTGAGTAGTGATACCAAAGTCCTCAAGAAAATCAAATTCTGCCATTACTTAATATGCGTTTATGTTCGTTCTCATCTACTATTCTAAAGTAGTTAATCCAAAATAATGATGTCACATAAGGCTGTTGTGTAATTTTTCCCACACTGAGTCCCATTTCTTTTGATAGTCTATGTAAGATAGTGGTCCAAGTGAACCATTCTGAATCTTTAATTCCTGATTCATCTGACTCATCTGCATATTCACTCTCACCATCTGTATCCCTAATATAGCGTTCTTCTGCTTTTTTGAGTAGTGCAAAAAAAAACTAAAGAAGTTTAAAAATTCATCACCAGGGAAATGTTCTTTAAACAAATCATATCTTTTATCATTAGGATTAAGCAATCTACCTCTATCATCCTCTTGACAATATTCCATCCCTTTCTCAAGGTACATAATTGCTAATGCTTGACATGGATCTTGACTAATGTCTTCAATTAACTTTAAGTCAATAATCTGTCCAGTAGCAACATGAGAGAAGTTCTTTTCCAACCTGTACTCTTGTCCATTGATACTAATGAATTCTTTTGGCTCAGTATATTGGTAACTACTTAACATCTTAAGCAAGTGATTGGATGCCTCCTGAACACTTGAGATATCAGAGTTCTTAATCTTGTTGATTGACTCACCACTGAATATACTAAGTAACTGACATTGGAAAATTAAAAACTGAGTTATGTCCTCTTCTTTCTGTTCCTTGATAGCATCAGCCATCATTAACCATTTAGTCATTTGCTCTGGGCTACAATCAGCAATGGTTTTTGGTAGTTTAATATCTAGTTGTTTCATACTCTTAATGCCATGTATCTGCCTCGGTTTGTAAACTCTTTCTTACTATGCCATGCTAATGCTGTAGATATAACTCCATCATCATGCAATCCTGATGGTGCAGAATAAGTTACATTCCTTGTGTTTGGATTGTAAATATAGGAATAATTTTCAAGCTCATCTATCAACCATTGTTCATTGATAATTGATATTGACTCCTGTTCAAATGCTACAGCAAGGTCCTCAATAATGATTGGCTTTGTCTTAGAGCTGGTAACAAATGGATGGATTAGATTCTTACACCTGGACTGAAGCATTTCATAGAATACATCACCTTGATTGTTTACCTCCACCAATGTAGTTGCATTATATTGCTTGATGATAGTTGCTACCTTCTCAATGATTTTGCTCCATTCATCATGTCTCCATCTGTGAGCTGATACCATCTGACCATCTTGATTAAGAATAGTTAATACAGTGTAGTCATCAGCTCTACCAATATCTAATCCTCCATACATCTTAGCTGTCTTGACTCCAGCTTTAATGCAGTTACTTACATTCTTAAATATACCAGATGCATTATCTATAAACTCAGCCATGTACTCTTGTCTGAATACTATATCAGGTAGTGATCTCTTTCTCTCTTCCAGTTCTCTTGGATCAATCATTGGATTGTCATAAGAAGTGAAATGAAAGTAAGCATACCTATCATCATAGTTAGGTTGCATACATAATCTATGAAAGTGATTCTTACCTTTTGGAGTAGAGATAAATATTATCTTCTTACCTTTCACCAGAACAGTTGCACTCAGTACCTCATCCCAAAGCTCAGGTCTAGTAAATGCCATCTCATCTACTACCATGTAATCAAAGGTATTACCTCTGATATTATCTGGTCTTTCACCTGAGAAGAATTCTATGGTAGATCCGAATCCTGTAATCATTAAGTCTGATCTATTGAATGAAAATAAACCACTTGCTGATGTTGCTCTTTCCATTTCAGAGAATACTTTTTTCCCTTGCTTATAGACTGGAGTTACCCAAGCAATTTTACAACCTTTATCATTGATGGCCCAGTATAACAATTGGTTGATTCCAAGCATGGTCTTGCCAAACTGTCTACCAATATTTAGAGCATAGTATTTCTCATGGCTATGGTTAATAGCATCATGAATTGTTCTCTGATTATCATGTGGTTTATAACCTTTGACTGTACTCATTCAAAGTCAAACTTCTCTACATTTTTAGTCTCAAGTTGTTGTCTATCATGCATGCCAAGTCTATTCTTAGCATAGAAGATTCCTTTACCTTCATTACCAACAATGTCAATGGCTAAGCCTTTAAATAGGTTATCTATTTTTTTAATAGTGTCCGATTTGAGTTTGTCATCAGAGTCCAACCATCTGTAATATGTATCTCTGACAATACTCTGCTCCTTCCTTACAATAGGAATCCAAATTCTAAGGAAATAGTCTATTGTTGGAATATGTCTATCCAATACCATAACAATATCTCCTTTATTAGATATCATTTCTTTTTTGTGGTTAAGACACTCCTCAATATAGATATGAGCAAGTTCCTCCAGATGCATTATAAATTCATCGGAATATGCCATTGTTATTATTATATATTATTGTTCGATTAATTACAGTACTTGATATAGAATGTGTAAGGTACCACTTTAAGTTTAGCAAGTATCCAGATAACATACTTATATTTTTTGAAGTCATACTTCTCAAAGTTATCTCTGCTCCCCATTCTCATGTTCACAAGTCTTAGCATCCTTTCAGCACTTGTTCCAAGTTTTGTGAAATCAAATTCTGACTTTATGCTAAACTTCTCTTTGGCCTCTTCTTTAGTTAGCTTTCCACTTCTTACTTGTGCAGCAAGGTATACAATTCTTTTATCTATATTAAACTTTTCAGGTAGAAGAAATGATCCAACAAACTCAGTGTATACATTCTCACAATGTTTTCCACCATAATCTTGCCAGTTGATTAGTCTTTTCATTTCAGCCTCCATTGTATCTCTATCAAATCCATAATGAAATGGTCTGACATTCTTGATACCTATCAAGGCATAGAATAATTGGTCCTTAAAAGTGAATAATGGATAATTATGTAACTTCAGTCCAGTATACTTATTATAAACTGACTGAATATATTTAGCATCCATATAGGTCCATCCTTTTGGGGTTGATCCTTCAGTTCTGAAGTCATGACCATTGAGAATATACTTTATGCCATATTTGTAGGCTGTGTCATACATTAGCTTAGTCATTGCTATGTCATTTGGAATATCAGCATCAGGTACACCAGCACTTAAGAATGCGTCATTAAGTCTATCATACTCAGCTTTGTTCACTGTGAAATTAATAGAGTCTACATTCAGTTTAAGTATTAACTGCTTCATGTTATGGATAGCTTCTGGTGCATTCCAATGATTATCAAAATGTATTACTAATGGATTTAAGTTCCAGTATCTTACAGCTGTATACAGAAGAGTAGAGGAGTCAATCCCTCCAGATATTCCCATAATGCAGTCATAGGTCTTATTTTTACCTTTAGTTCTTATCTCTTTGATGATATGTTTAAGCTCATGAGGATTAGCTTGTAGTTCAAGTTCATCATGTAGGTCACAGTACTCGCATTGTTTTTCTGTTATAACTGTTATTGACTCATCAAATAAACAGCGTGGACATTCTTTCATAGTTGATAAAGTTATGATATAAATTGCTAATATAGTAATTTTTTAAGTTCTGTAAAATCTTTCTCAAGTATACCAGGTGAACATCTTTCAGACCTAAGTATTCCATCCCAATGATCTTTAAATTTATGCTTGTTGTTCCATTTGTTTGTTGAGATTGAAAGTAGTTGCACTGATTTATCACATTCTAGTATTCCAATTTCTTGTTTAGTTTTTACTGCCTTCAGCCACATGGACCAATCAAGACCAGAATTAAGTCTTTGATCAAATGGAGTATAGTTAATTTTCTCAAGGAATTCTCTATTTAGAAATCTACCAATACCAATAGGCTCATTCTTTCTCATGTTGTCCTTGTATCCTTTCCAGTGTACTAATCTTATTGAATCAGATACATCAGCAAAGTGAGATCCAAGCATTCCAATCATTCCAAAATCTTTACTATGCTCTTTGCATCTTTCAATGTATTGGTCACTGCACCAGTCAGATGATCCCATGAAGATTACAGCATCAGGATTATAATTCTTTGAAGCTTGGAATCCTGTGTTCCATTTATTACCTAATGGATCATTATCAATGGATATGAATTCACAATCAAATTCTTTTGCAATTTCTTTTGCTTCATTCTCATGACCTAAAATAATAGGAGTCACACCTTGTTTAATAAGTCTTGAGATAGTTAACCTAAGCAAAGGAAATCTACCAAAAACAGGTATTGGAGCAGTTACTATCATTGTTTAATTCCTATAAAGTGAATTCTTGGAGTTAATTGTTCTTCTTTATTCAAAGAATTTACCAATCTTCCCATAGCATTTCTTATGTAAGAGTTACAGCATGTCTTAAGTTTTCCATGACCATTTGTTTCATGCCAGGTTGCTAATTCTTTTTTTAAAGGATTGCTTAAATGGAAGCTTTTTGTTTTTTTAAATCTTTCAGCTTGTGCTAATAGTTCTTCACTTAGATTCATAAAGTAAAATTAAATCAGATAATAAATAAGTAATAAATGCCAAGCCAATAAGATGCCATTCAATTATTGCTGAAGTAACTAATGCTATCCAGAATGACAAACAACTCTGACAATTGAATGGTTTAAAATCAAGGAGATTGAAGCTCAGGAATGCTCTCGCTAATCCTATTGGCATTGTTATTATAATCAGATAAATCATATTTGAATTGTTTAATTGCTAAATGTATGGTATCTAAACTGATACCTGTCAGTGTTCTTATTTCTCTATAGGTCATACCCATTAGATGCATCTTAGTAATTTCTTTAGTGAAAAGTTTCTGATCATCTGTAGGAGATTCATGTAAATATGTATCTAATAACTGCTGAGCTTCTGTGACATGATATTCATCTTCTGATTGAATATTGATATCTAGAAGCTCTTCGTGCAGTTTGTATTGTTTATTAAATGTTGAATCTCTCCACTTATATTGGTTGTAAGCATATCTAGCAAACACTCTTGGAAGATCCTCTTGTTTGATATTGAGTTCACAGACCAATAGATAGACGTGACTAACCAGGTCTCTTGATATTGGATTTCCTCCAGTAATCTTGTTTGCGATGATATAAGCTTCAGTTTTCCAGAAATGCACATGTAAAATTATTGATTTTTACCATACCAATTAAACCATTTGATATAGAAATCTTCAGAGACTTTATTATTATTAAGAAATCTAGACATTTGAGCATTAGTTACACCAATATCTTCAGCTACATGAGTTTGTTTATATCTGTTATTGATTTTATAAACCGTCTCTTCTTGCATCCATTTCTTAAGATTATGGTCAAAGTCTCTAAGATAGATTGTGATTGTTCTTACCATATTTTGTAAAGATTATAAATGTAGTAGATAAAAGCTAATAAAAATACTATTATAATTCCCATGCTACCAAACATCATGTTAACACCATATAAAAAAACACTTACAAATATTACCCAGATTAAGCATATCAATGCCCAAATTCCGAACATTTTTATTCTTTCCATTAGAATAGCTTAGATTTTACCTCAAGTACATTCAATGTATTGTAATGAGTTTCTTTGTATGCTTTACCTCTTAATTCAAACACAAGCTCTACTGTATCATTCACCTGGATAAAATCTAGTAGATATATCTTATCATTCACTAATTGGAATTTTACTTCTTGCGGATATTTATTATCTCCTACCTTGAGGATAAATTCTTGTATTCTGAACGTTTCAGATACTTGCTTTGCGGGCAATTTGTTAATGATTGCTCCTTCTAATTTAAATTGATTCATATTATTTGTTTTTGATATAATTACTTAATTGTTTCTCTTCATGCTTGATAGATTTATTTACACTCTTTAGAAGTTTTTTTCCTATCTCCATATTTTCAATTATAAATTTTTTTCTTAAATGTAGCTCTTCAATTAAAAACTCTTGTCCTTCAATCCATAAGTCTACTGACTTTTTAAAATCTTCATTCATATTATTTGTTTATTTGTTACTTAATAAACCCCTCGGAATAGTTGCCGATTCTACTCGGAGGGGGTGGTATCTCTCAGGTACCTATACTACTTTCTCAGGGAATGAGTTTTCAAGTCTCATTTTCTGTACTTCAATCTCTGCTCTTATTGTTAGAGCTTTTGCATACTCATCAGCCATTGATGCTATAGTTGAATGAGGATGTACGTACTCAGCTTCATAGCCATTTCCGATTGCTGATAACAAGCCTTGCATTGCAGCAAGCATTGCATGTTGATAAAATTCTTTTTCTGTCATTTTGTTAATTTATATAGGTTTAAAAATCTTGCAGTTGTGCACTTGAATTCATTTATTTTATTATCTGAGCTTGCTTGAGTTACTTGATAAATCACCATGCTCTTTGTTGCTTTAGTAGGGACCACTAACTGCTCTCTAGTGTCGTTTCTGTATGTCTTATTTAATTGTATCATTTTTTTCTGTTTTAAAGGTTTCGTTGTAGTATTGTCTTTTGTAATTTTCACTACCTTCATAATGTGCATTCATTATCTGCTCTTTTTCTATTTTTTTGGCTTGTTCAACTGTATAATCATAGCCTTCAAGGTTTAATTCTTTAACTAACCATTCTACTGCTGTCATCTTATTTCTTTTTAAATTGTTAAATTCATTAAATTCTTCTTGAGTTACTCTCTTAACTTTTAATTCAAAGTCTATTGTAACAAAGCTAATACACCATCTATGATTCTGTTCTGATAATCCATCACCGATATCTCTAGCAAGTTCCCACTGAGATATACCAGCATAGATTATAAAGTATTTACTTTCCATTATTTACAGTTTAATTGTACAAAATATTCATTGTAGTACTCAGTACAAGCCAAAAGACGCTCTCTAATGGCTTCTTCTGTTGAAATGTTACGTTCATACCTTAGCACTGTTATTCTCTTTCTAGGGTCAATGTGAGATACTTTGTGGATAGTTTTATTATCCCAGTCTGAAAGTAGAAAGTCATCTGTATCAATCATGCAGTAGATTAGCTCAGCTGATTGCTTATCACAAAGCATCATGTAGCCTCTTAGTTGCCACTCATAGTCTTTATTTATTCCTTCTGCTGCTATAGCTGGGAAAGTCTCAAGTGACCATGAAGTCTTAATGTCAATAATTGAATTCTCTAAGATGATATCAGGTGTACCAATTAGGCAGTCATTCTGAAAAGTTTCTTCATTCTTAATGTAGAATGAGTCTCTAATCTGATTAACTAACTCTATAGACTCGTGCTCCCAGTCAGTGCCTTTCTGCATTGCTTTGGTAGATACAAATGAATTGTAGCCATAGAAATCTTCTTTTGCCTTAGATGCGATATAAGACTTAGTAGTCTGACTTAATACTTCTGACTTTGTGCGTGACTCAGTCATAAGTTTACCTAGTGATGATGGATGCCATTTCATAGTGCTTGTAATTGTTGTTTGGTTAATAAAAAATCTGATTTTAATTTCTCTGCTGTGTACTTTCCTGACTCAATAGATTTAAGAGCTTCCTTGAATCTGTCATCTGTTAGCGTTGGCTTAGTTGCTGATGCGACTGAGTTACCATCATCATCTACAGCTTGAAGGCTCAAAAGTGATTGTAAAGTTGCTCTACGATAGTAGGTCGTTGCACTAATCATTTTTTGTGGATCAATGTTGTCAGGTAGTGTTAACCAGCTTTCAATCATTTCACCTGACTCAATGTCAATTATCTGAGTAGTCAGAATCTTATCATGGATAGGTTGTAATAGGAGCAGTCCATTCTCGTGAAGGATTGGCT